CCGCCGACACGGTGGGCGGTCGCTCTTATATAAAGCTGTCCATTACTTTTGTGGATAAAGGAAAACCATGTACCAGGCCAGGACTTAACTAAGTCCATATCCACAGCGTCTAGCTTCACTTCCACAGAACCATAGCCCACGTTTGGCGGCGCTTCTACAAAAAGCGTAGCTTCCTTTCCACGTATTATAAAATCGTTTTTCACGCTATCACCCCTTTCCTAAAATCCGGGTACAGGACACCCTTTAGCTTTCCATTTTGCATAAGGTTCGTAGTCTTCAAAATCTGGAATAATTTTTATTAAGCTTCTGCTTCCACAATACCGCTGTAAGTGCTGTACTGTTTTAAAATGTATAAGTTGCTCTTTTGTATATCTGGTATATACATCTTTCAACCATCTACCACGACTATCTACAAATTTTTGTTTATCAAAAATCATTACAAATGGCATAAGCCCCAGTTTTCGTAACTCATAAACTCTGTACAAGTCTTCTTCAATCGTAGACCAGTAGTTAGTTAAAACGTATACGCTAATCCTATCCGGCTGTTTTAAATTTGCTTCTACTATTTGTTTAAAGTATGGTCGTAAGTCTTCCTTTGGATCGTCCCAGGCGAAATGATGATCTCTAACCTTTATCTTTTTCATTTTCGTTATTATTTGATCGTTCATAAAACGGACGTCTAAGCCCCCATTAAATGAGATTTCCGCCTTACTTGCTATTAACTGATCTAATAATTCTTCTCTATCTTTACAAGCTAAAAGGTTTTGATCGAGTAGTATAATTTTTTCCTGTCCCGTCCAAAATTCTGATAAATCACATACTTTTTTAGATATACAGCCGTCTTTTTTTGGCGTTATACAAAATCCGTGATTTTTACGCGGACACCCTCTTGTAAGCATACCTACAGCAAAATCATACTGTGGGTAAAGTGTATAATCTGGGGTTTCATGTTCTACGATGTACGGAAGTTTATTAGTTAGGTCTACCCCGCTTCCACCTATAATTACGTCTTTCGCGTTATCTATTTTCGGAAGCTGGGATTCTGTAAATATTTTTGATACATACACACGATCGTAAAAGCTATCAGCTTTCCAAAACTCCACGTCGTCGCCTTGTTTTTTGTGGTAGCTGCTTAGTTTCATTAAGCACAAGTTTGGGAAGTTATGACTATCCACATCTACAAGCCCTATTTTCATTTATTTAACCTCACTTCCACACAATGGACACACACCCCCGGCAGCTTCCCAGGCGGCCTGTAGTTCTTCCTGTGCTTCCTCTAATTCTCTGTTACATTTTTCTACATATCTTCCGGCTGCTTCATAGGAAAGCCGTCTTGACTGACTTACCGCGTTTAACCTCTTAAGGTTGTCCAGTTCGTCGTACTGCTTAGAAATACTTCCCAGAATGTCCGCCAGGGCTTCTGTGTTCCCCAGGGAAGATACCTTATAGCGTAAGTCGCGTTCTTCTTTGCTTACTTCGTTAAATCGCTTATAGGCACGTTCCAGGACTTCTAAGGCTTGTGTATCTTTTTCCGCTTCGTCCAGCATGAACGAAAGCCCTACCGCCTGGTCTAACTTCACTACCAGCGCCGACGTTCTTCTTATGGTTTCCTGTAAATTGATATACCCATACTGGAAGCCTAAAAGTGCGTCGTACCTTATTATGTCTGTTTCCACTTCCTTAAGATCAGCCTGTAAGTCTTCCAGATTTCGCGTAATATGGATAACCCTTAAAGGTTCGTTCTGATCTTGTACCGCTTTCCAGAATCCTACGTTAAGGTCTTCCAGCTTTTCTTTTTTCGCCTGTTCGCGTTCCGCGATACCAAGCGATACAGAAGCGACGACCACACCGGCCAGACGTTCCATTTCGTCGTAATATTTAATACGCTGTTCCGTGTTCAGCTGGTAACTATTCATAAGGGCGGTAAGCGCGACGTGTCGGCTCTGATCTTCCTTTAATTTTGTAAAGGCAGCTTCCGCTATTTTAAGTTCAGCGTCGAACCGGTCAAGGTCGAAGTATTCCGTAAGGGATACGTCGATTTCCCCTATCTGTTTGTCGGCGTAAGAAATATCGTTACGTGTCTGGTGGGTCTTTTTATTTACCTCGCTGATCGACTTATCTACGATTTCTGTACCCGCCAGCTTTCCTAAGACCTTCGCCCCTACGCTTGCGCTTTCCGAAAGCATAAAAGGCGCGTCCAGCTGGAAAGCAAAATTTAAACAAGTTTCAAAATCTCCATACTGCTGTTTTACCAGTCCCAGGGTTTCCTTAATCTCTGGCGGTATCTCTGCCTTTTCCCATGCTGTAGGGAAAGCGCTGTGTGTATAGGTCGTCTTACCCTTTCTACGGGTCTTCGTGATCGTGATACCGTTATCAAATGTTACGGATACCTTAACCTGGTCTACAGCTTCTTTAATTGACCCGTCCGGGTTACGGATTGTGTGTAAGAACGCTTCCCCGGTCGGCTCATTAAAAGCGAACCACCGAAGCGCTCTTATGATCGCTGTCTTTCCGGCGTCCGACGGTCCGGTAATGACCGTCAGCCCAGGGGAAAGATGAAAGGTACTATTTGTGTGTGACTGATAGCCTTCTATCGTCACTTCCTGGATTTTCATTACAAAGGTTCCCCCTTCCTTACTTTCTCATTTATAAATTCTATAAGCAGCCACTTAGGTATCTTTATCTTCGGGCCGTCCTGTACATACGGGAAGCCCTCACTATGGATAAGTTCGTAGGTCTGTCGCTGGCCCTTTCCCAGAAAGTCCATTAAGTCGTATGGCGTAAGCATTAAAGGCAGATCGTCCATACTTTTAAATACTTTCGGTTCTCTGGCTTTAGCCATTGTCTACCTCGTCACCCAGGTGTTCCATTTCTTCTTTTTCTTCTGCCGTAAGCGGCGTATAAAAGACTTCTGGTACCGTACTTCCTACAGCTAATGCTATAGATTCCATAGCGGACTTAGACGGCTGCTTATTACCGTTTTCAATGTGGGATAAATGCCCCACGGATAACCCTGTTTTCTCTGACAGGTCTTTGAGTAACAGACCACTAATTAGTCTGTAATACTTTACTTTGTTCATTGCTTTTTTCTCTCCTTTGCCGTTGTCCTTGTGACGGTTTTACTTGTTTATTTGTCTGTGTGACAATTATACAGTGTAAAATATAAGGATACAAATACGACTTGTCTTCACGACAATTTTTATAACTTCCGCCGTGTGTCGTCGTTACCCTCTGTTATCCTCTGTTTACCTCTGTCACAGAAAAATATTTTTAAACTGTAGTATTGGTGTCACGCGGTACAATTATGGCGTAAGGAAAACCGGATTTCTTCGCCCGTATCACTTCCTTTTCAAGCTTCAAACGGTCGTCACTCTTATAGATCACGATACAGCCGTTTTCCACTATCACTACTGCACATTCCACTAGAATACCCCCTTTCAGTTTGTAAAATCGGTATCCAGCATACGCCCACGGACTACAGCGCATAGCTTGAAGATCGTGTTCCCGTTCGGGTACCTTCCGTCGTATCGCAGTATCCAGGTAATACCGTATACGTCTGTAAAACAGCGCCCTTCTGTGGCAAGGCGGCACCGGCTACCGTCTTTATTGTAATATGCCGCCCAGAAAAGGGTACTAAGTTCGTGGTAGATCGCTGCCCGGTGTGGTCGATCGGCGCTATCATAGTCTTCCCGGTTAATTAAAAGTTCCAGGCGTTCCCGCTGGCGAAGTTCACGGCGTTTCAGTTCGCGGCCGTAGGTCTGCTTCCAGATACGGTAAGCTTCTTCCTTTGTCATTCCTTCGCAGTCTTCATAAATTTGTCCTATGATCTGGAACTGATCGTAGGTATCGGGCGTTTCCGGCGCCCGCGTACCCTTTAAAAATTCGCTGTAAAGCATTTTCTTAACACCCCTTTCTATTGTTTCTTAACCCAGTCTAAGAAGTCGTCTTTCGGTATCCGGTAGGAATTACCTAACTTCTTCGCCGGGAACCCTTCACTTTTTACCAATTCGTAAGCCTGTCTTTGCCCTATTCCTAAGTAGTCCCGTATGTCATACACGGTAAGGAAGTTCGGTAAGGCTTCGTCGTTCCCATACAGGAAGTCTAAGCGTCTGGAATTGTGTACCCTTCCGTCTTCGATCTCCGGCGGCGGTTCTACAGCTTGTCGAATATCTGGAAGAACGGTACGAAGTACGTCGGTCGTGATCTGTGTTACCAGCTGGCGTATGTCTACGTTGCTTCGTAGTGCCTGTTCCATTTTGTTAAAGGCTTCAATGTACAAAAGCTTCCAGTGTAAAGCAGCTGGTCCAGTGAATCCCATTACCAGAAGACTAAAGCCGTCGCGGGTAAGCCAGTAGTGTTTCCGTTCTTTTCCTTGCTTATCTGCATAAGTATCTGGTATAAAGTAATTACCGGCCAGTCCAAAATTGGATTGGCTATTTCCCGCAATCTTTTTGTACATCCACTCTTCATCATTTACAGCGGCTTCTTCTGTGGAAAGACTGGTTATCAGACTTTCAATAGCACGTAATACGTGGCTGTGTTGCTTTCCAAAGCTATCCGCTACCTGTAGACTATCCGCTACCATTATGCCATTTACGCTTTTTACTAATGCTTGCGGGTTTCCCTGTATCATGTTCTCAATATTCATAAATTGCACCACCTTAAAATTTTTAGGTAGCATACAACACATTTCGTTTTTTGAAAAATACGACTTTTTCACTGTCAAATTTTTGTCGTTTACCTGTGTTGTCCACTATTTTCCTGTGCTACCCTTTGTCGATCAGCGTATACCTGTTTCAGAAGCACTATTAGAACACACGTTTTTATTTTTAACATAAATTTAATAATCTTCCTGTAACTGTAGTATACTCATTTACTGGAAGGGGCCGAAGCCCCTACATAGCCGCTACCTTATCCATAAAGCTTTTAGCCTGTGGGCTATACTTAAAATAGTCTAAGGCGTTCTGGACATTTGTTACGTTATGTCCCTGTTCGTAAAGAATTGATAAATCCAGATTGTAGATATTGTAGATACCGCGCTTTTTAAGGATTAAGCTTTTAACCGCTGCTTTTGTTTCTTTGTAAGATTTCATTTATATACCGCCTTTCGTGTTTGCTAATGTTTGTTTCGCTTTTGTTGATATTATATTAGCATACGTTAATATTTGTGTCAATAGGTTTTTTAGCGAAAACAAAAAATATTTTAGTTGACACTTATATTATATTAGCGTATACTAATATTAGAAAGGGGGTGTAAAAATGCCACTTAGGTATTATAGGTTATTCGACCTTCTTACCCGTAGGGGAATGAAAAAAACAGATTTACTTCAAATAATTTCTTCCCCGACACTGGCTAAACTGTCTAAAGGCGAACCAGTAAATACAGAAGTGATCTGTAAAATATGTGCCTTCTTAGATTGTCAGCCAGAAGACATAATGGAATATGTAAAAGAATAGTGTTACAGTTCGGAACTGGCGGCTCAATTTTGAGCCACCAAACTTACCCAGGAAAGCCCTACAGCTGCAAAGTTGTAGGGTCTTTTCTTTGTCGTCGTTGGGTGATATAATAAAAGAAAACACTTAGGGGGATAAAAATTATGAAATGTCCAAAATGTAAAAGTGAAAATGTTAGTGTCGATCTGGTACAGGTAGAAGGAAAGACTAAGAAGCATGGTAACGGTCTGGGTGGTCATATCAATAATACCGCGCGTGGACTTACAGCTATATGTACCCTGGGTATGTCTAACCTGGTATGGAAGAAGTCAAAAGGAAATGAGAAGACAAAGTTTAAGAACAAGACCGTATGTATCTGCCAGAACTGCGGTCATACCTGGAACGCCTAAAGGGTAAACAGAGGATAACAGAGGACAACGCTATAAACTAGCTTACTTCGGATAACCAAGGATAACAGAGGTAAACAGAGGATAAAGAAAAAGACCTACAGCAGTAAGGTAGGTCGAAAATTTTTTAAAGAACTTAAAGAAGGGGGTATAGAAAACCCACTCATAAAACGAATAGGAAAATGAGTTAAAAAACAATACCCCTAAAAGAAAAATAGATACACTTTATATTATATATACTAATCTTTATTATATATTTTATTTATTATATAGTTATGTATATATAGTTATTATATGTATATAATAAAGGTCTTTTATGCTGTAGTTTCTTACTGATTTTCTACTACGAATTTTACTACAGTTTCTACTACAAAGCCGCGGAAAACAGGGGTAAACAGAGGATAACAGAGGAC